ATAAGGCACCGCCTAGAGTGGCAAGAGTTACAGAACAGGCAATTGGTACTCCTGATGCAGATGATAATTTTGGATTTAATGAAACAATAAGTGAATGGGTGGATGGATGATAAAGAATATTGATGCAAGAATTGATGACGTACTAGGAATTACATCTGATATTAAACATGAAATTTTAGATCCCAAACCCTCTGTACCAAGGCCTAACGATAGTTATGAAGATGCTGATGCAGACTATAAGTATAGTCGTGAAAACTTCTACAGCCTCGTTGAGCGAGGGCAGGATGCGGTAGATGGCATACTTGAACTAGCTAGAGAGAGTGAGCATCCTAGAACGTATGAAGTAGCAGGACAACTGATTAAAGTTGTTTCAGAAGTCGCTGAAAAATTAGCAGACTTACAGGAAAAAATGAAACGCCTTAAAGAAGTTCCGGACCATGCTCCTAAGAATGTTACTAATGCATTGTTTATTGGTTCTACAAAAGAATTGCAAAACCTTTTAAAAGACAAGAGTAATGGATCAGACAAATTATAAAGGTAATCCAAATCTAAAGCCTGCAGCAGTTCCACATCCATATACGACAAAAGAAGTTGCAGAGTTTATAAAGTGTCAGAAAAATCCTGCATACTTTATAGAGAACTATGTAAACATCGTCAGTATTGATGAAGGCTTAATCCCGTTTAAACTCTACGATTTCCAAAAGGAGATGGTAGGTACATTTCATAGTAATCGGTTTACGATTTGTAAACTGCCTAGACAGTCAGGCAAATCAACTACTATTATATCATATCTTATTCACTACGTTATTTTTAATGAGGCAGTGAATGTAGCTATTCTTGCTAACAAGGCTGCAACAGCAAGAGATTTGTTAGGGAGATTTCAACTTGCATACGAGCATCTACCAGAGTGGATGCAACAGGGGGTAATGAATTGGAACAAAGGTTCATTGGAGTTAGAAAATGGTTCTAAAATTATTGCAGCGAGTACATCCGCATCTGCGGTTCGTGGTGGTTCTTATAATATTATATTTCTTGACGAGTTTGCTTTCATTCCTTCCAATATAGCCGAACAGTTTTTTAGTTCTGTGTATCCGACGATTACTGCTGGTCAGACATCGAAGGTGATTATCGTATCTACACCACATGGTATGAATATGTTTTACAAGATGTGGACTGATGCTGTAAATAATAAGAGTGAATTTATACCAATAGAAGTACATTGGAGAGAAGTGCCCGGTAGAGATGATGCATGGAAAGAACAAACAATCCGAAATACAAGTGAACAACAGTTTCTACAAGAGTTTGAATGTTCGTTTCTTGGGTCTATTAATACTCTTATTTCACCTACAAAAATTCAAGAGATACCATATAAAGACCCTATAGAATCGAGTGCTGGTTTTGATGTGCATGAAAAACCACAAAAGGATGCCATGTATTGTATATGTGTGGATGTAGCAAGAGGTGGGTCTAATGATTATTCTGCATTTACAGTAATTGATATTTCAACTGTACCTTATAGATTAGTAGCTAAGTATAAAAATAATGAGTTAAAGCCTTTACTTTTTCCTGAAATCATTTATAATATTGCGAAGGCATATAATGAAGCGTATCTACTTATAGAAATAAATGATATAGGTGGACAAATAGCTGATGCTTTACATTATGATTTAGAATATGAAAATGTTATTATGAGCCAGATGCGAGGTAGAGCGGGTCAAGTTATAGGTAGTGGATTTGGAGATGGTAAAAGTGAATTAGGAATTAGAACTACTAAGTCTGTTAAGAAGGTGGGCTGTTCTAACCTTAAAACTTTAATAGAGTCTGACAAATTGATTGTAGAAGATTTTGATGTGATAGTAGAGATGTCTAATTTTGTTCAGAAAGGAGCTTCCTTTGAAGCAGGGAGCCTCAGATGATTTGATGATGTGTTTAGTGTTCTTTGCATGGTTGGCTAATCAACCTTACTTTAAAGAATTAACTGATGAAGATGTACGGCATCGTTTGTTTGAAAGTCAAAAGAAAGCTATTGAGCAAGATATGTCACCGTTTGGTTTCATAGATGATGGGGTAAGTTATACAGAGACAGCTCCCTTTACAGATGTAGATGGAGATTATTGGATACCTACTGATGCACCTGATTTCTTTGATGAAGAAAGATATTAAAACTCTACACCTAAAGACAAATCATAACTGGCTTTAATTGCACAGTTCCAACATCTGATATCACATTCACCTATAAGTCTGTTAATTTCTTCTTGGACTTTATGTTTCTTGCCGTGTCTTAAATTAAGACTTCTAATCTTTCTGTGATGGGGGTAAAACATTAAAGCAACTTGCTCACTCTCCCCACAGTATTGACAACTCTTATTAACGAATCTGTGAAGAAGTGAATTTCTCCTACCATTACGTCCATCTTTTTTGGGTTCAACTAACATAATTGTGCACCTCTTTTCTATATTTATTTATAAGTAATGCACTTTGGTGTTAATTGAAGAATCAATTTTTAATAAATAAGTTATGAAGATTGAAAGAATTTATATTATATTTAATAAAGTCCGGGAGCATTAAAAACCTTTAGGGGAGAAATAAAATGGCTGATTTAGTTTCGCCTGGTGTACAAGTAAAAGAAAAAGATTTAACAGCTTCTATAAGAAGTGAACCCACAAGTATTGGTGCTACGGCTATCATGTCTAATTGGGGTCCGATGAATGAAGTTGTCACTGTTTCAGATGAAACCGAGTTGGTTGATATCTTTGGTAAACCCAATGGTACTAACTATCTGTATTGGTTTTCTGCTGCAAACTTTTTAGCTTACTCTAACACTTTAAGAGTTGTACAGATGCAAACCGCTGGGGCCAAAAACGCTGGTGTTTCTGGTACTGCGGTTTTAATTCCAAATACTACAACATGGTTAACTGGTGATGGTACTCAAGGTCCGTTTAGTGGCGGCACTGCGGCTGTGGGTGAATTTGCTGCTCGTTTTCCAGGAACAAAAGGAAATAGTGTAAGAGTTTCTGCTTGTTTTACTGGTCAAGCTGTACCTGCTACATATGAAGCGAGTGCATATTACCACGGACAGATTACAGAAACCTCTTCAAATAATGCTGTTGGAGCTACAACAGCGACTATTCAAGCTAGTGTAGCATTACAAGCAAACGATATCATTTCGTTTGGAGTTGAAGGTCCTTATAATACGCCTGATGCTATAGCATTGGCTGAAAAGGGTCAGAAGTATAAAGTAACAGACTATACAAGCACTACAGTTACGTTTGAAAGATATCCTAGTGTTAATGCAGTAGGTTTGAAATCTGCGGTTGATGGTTCGTCCACGGCTGTAAAGGTCAATAGATATTGGCAGTATTGGGATCAGTTTGATGGTCCTCCTGGCACTTCTACATGGATGAAAGATAAACAGGGTGGATTGACAACCGGTAAAGATGAAATGCATGTTATCGTTATTGATAACGATGGTGGTATTACAGGTTCGCCTGGAACCATCCTAGAAAAACACGCTAATCTTTCCAAGATGGCTGGTGCTGTTACTGATAGTGGTGATAATAACTACTGGTCAGATGCTTTGTATCTTGGTTCTAATTACATTTATTGGATGGATCATCCCGTTGGGACTACTAACTGGGGTACAGAACCTGATACAACTACACCGTCAACTTCAACAGCTGCTGTATTATCAACAGTTGGATGGTCAAATAATCTTTCTGGTGGTGTTGGAGGTGTAACGCCTACAGAGGGTGAGAGAGCTACTGCTTTTGATTATTTTGCAAATGCTGATCTCGTAGATTTTAATTTACTAATTTCAGGTCCTGCTACAGTAAGTGGTGCTACTGGTACTGCTCATGCTATTGATCTTATCGACCTTGTAGAAAAACGTAAAGATTCCGTTGTATTCTTATCTCCGTATTCGCAAGCTGTCGTGCCTGGGGCTTCTGGTTCTAGTGCGGTAAATTCGTATCAACAGATTAATAATGTAACGGCTTATTTTGATTCATTACCTAGTTCGTCGTATGCAGTATTTGATAGTGGTTATAAAAAGATATATGACAAGTCACTCAACGCTGATATCGCTGGTACTTGTGCAAGAACAGATGCCGTTGAAGATCCGTGGTGGAGTCCTGGTGGCTTGAACCGTGGTCAGATTCGTGGCTCAATTGAACTTGCGCTTAATCCATCACAGACTGAACGTGATACACTTTATCGTGCTCGAGTTAATCCTGTAGTAACCTTCCCAGGTGAAGGTACAGTACTATGGGGTGACAAGACTGCACTAGCACAATCAAGTGCTTTTGATCGTATCAATGTTCGTAGATTGTTTATTACAATTGAAGAAGCAATTGCGAAGGCTTCTCGTACTGTACTCTTTGAATTCAATGATACATTTACGAGAGAAAGCTTTTTAGGTATGGTAAATCCGTATTTGAGAGATGTAATGGCTCGCCGTGGTATCACCGACTTCTTGGCTGTTTGTGACGAAACCAATAACACTGGTCAAGTTATAGACAACAATGAATTCCGTGCTGATATCTATGTCAAGCCGGCACGTTCTATCAACTTTATTACACTTACCTTTATTGCTACACGAACCGATGTTGCTTTTAGTGAAGTAGTTGGTCGGGCTTAATAAAAACAGGAGATAAAACAAGATGGCAAATATAAGTAGTTTTACAAATGCTCTGCAAGGTGGAGGTGCCCGTGCTAACCAATTTGAGGTTACCATTAATGGTGGAGGTGCCACGGGAATTGAAGGGCGTAATTTTTCATTTTTATGCCGTGGTGCTCAGATTCCAGCTTTAACGATTGGGGAGATAGCAATACCGTACCGTGGTCGTCAAATTTTTGTAGCTGGTGATCGCACTTATGATGCATGGACAGTAACGATTATGAATGATAGAAGTTTTGGTATCCGTAGTCATTTAGAATCATGGATGAATAACATGGGAGATATTGGAGCGGCTACAACAGCTCAGAGTTTAAATGCTAGTTCTTATTATGGTCAAGCTATAGTAAAGCAGAAAGATCGTAATGATGCAACTATTAGAACATATACTTTAGATGGTGTATGGCCAACAACTTTGGATGCAATTGATCTGGCATATGATGCCAATGATGCAGTTGAGGAGTTTGGTGCAACATTTAGATTTAATTGGATGACTATTGCTGGTGGCGATATAAGTGCTAGTGCTGGTAGACTTAATATTTCTTTGAGTTATTCAGGTTCATTAGGAGGCGCTTCAGGAGCTGGAACGGTAGGTTAAAATAAGTTAGTGATTATACTGATTTCTAATCGGTATAAATAGTTATACTATGGCAGAATTGACATTATTTGGATGGGAAATAAAGAAGAAGGAAGGCGACAAGGCTAAAAGCTTTGTCGCTCCTTCGGACGAAGAAGGCACACTAGATATTGCTGGTGGTGCTGGTTTTTTTGGGCAATACTTATCTTATGATAAGGCTGCTCGTAATGATTATGAGTTGGTGCGAAAGTACCGACAAACCTCAGAAAACCCCGAATGTGATCAGGCGATAGAAGATATCATTAATGAGGCCATTACGGCTGATGAAACTGATATTTCTGTGGCTGTAAATCTCGATTGGGTTCCTCTTTCTATGTCTATTAAGAAAAAGATAGACGACGAATTTAAAGAAGTTCTTACCTTACTCCAATGGAAAAAGAAAGGACATGATATCTTTAGGCGGTGGTATATTGATGGAAGAATTTTCTTCCATAAATTGATTGATGAAAAATCTCCCCGAAAAGGTATGACAGAAGTTCGTTTTATCGACCCCAAATTTATTAAAAAGATTCGAGAAGTAGAGAAGGAAAAGATAGAGGGTGGTGTAGAAGTAGTTAAATCTACTAGAGAGTGGTATGTATACAATGAGGCAGGTGTTTATCCAGCTTTACCGGCAGTAGGTGGTACATCACATATGCAGTCACAGGGTTTACGAATTTCTCCTGATGCTATTGCGTATGTTCCCTCTGGACTATACAACCCTACAACGAATCAAGTATATTCTTTATTGCAGAAGGCGATTAAGCCTACTAACCAATTAAGAATGATCGAAGATGCGGTAGTAATCTATCGTATTGCTCGAGCCCCCGAAAGACGTATCTTTTATATCGACGTTGGTAATCTCCCCAAGCCTAAAGCTGAGGCTTACATGAAAGAGATAATGGCCAAATATAGAAATAAAGTTGTTTATGATTCTAATACTGGTGAGATTATGGATGACAGAAATCAGATGTCTATGTTAGAAGATTTCTGGTTGCCTC